TCATACAATTCTTTGACCGAAGGCTTTTCGCCCTGTGGCTCATAAGTAGGCGTTTTGATTTTAGTTGTATAAGGATTTTCTGCATCTCCAGATGGTTTCGTCTCTAGCAATCCATCCAAAAAGTCTTCATCAAATCCTAATATATCAAGGTTAAAGTTTTCTAGGTCTAGGTCTTCAATCTCGGCCTTCAACATATTCATGTCCCACCCTGCATTTAAGGCAAGCTGGTTATCTGCTATCACTAGGGCGCGTTGTTGTGCTTTGCTAAGGTGGTCAAGGACAATCGCTGGCACTTCATCCATGCCAAGCTTGCGTGCTGCCAGCAAGCGCCCATGTCCCGCAATGATAGTGTTATCACCGGAAACAAGAATTGGGTTCGTCCAGCCAAACTCTTTAATGCTTGCCGCTATCTGAGCAACCTGTGCATCGCTGTGAGTGCGACTATTAGCGGCATATGGGATTAAATCAGCAACACTGCGCTGCTCAACCTTAGGTGCGTCAATCATTGGTTTCTGCCTTCACTTGCGAACAATTTTTTAGCATTTCGACACCTTTTTCTAACGAGCGCAAAAGGGCTTTTTCGTATGCGCCGATTTTGTCCCCGTATGATGAAAGGTATTTTATAACCGCATCAGCTTCTTTTGGCGTATACAAAAGGTTGGCCATTTTATCTTTATTTAATAATGCAATTTGCCCATGCCAAATTTCAGTGATGCCAATATCGTCAACGGACAATTCATTCATCATTTTCCGCCTTCACTTGGTCATAGCCTTCCAGCCAATCTTTGCTGCGCCGTTCGTCGCGCCTAAATCCGTTCATTGCTGCTTCGCGGCCAGTTTGGAATTGTAGTATATCTTCTGCCATAATGCTACCTTGCCTTTTTTGGTCTGCCTTTTGGGTTGCCTGATTGACCAGCCTTGAAACGTGTATGCTTTGGCGGCTTGCCATATCCGACTTTGCCATCATCTTTGCGGCCTTCTATTTCAATCAGTTTCGCAAGGTAGTGCTGGCACTTTAGCAAATCCTCAACGCCGTTTTTTTCACGATAGCGGGATAAATACTTTATGCAATTACCTTGCAAATATCCAGCGAATGCCTCTGCGGACATCCACGCCTCCATCGCCTCCCACGGCTGGATAGCCTTAGATGCGTAATGGTTGCCGCCTACCTGATGACTATTCGCCTGCGTCATAATCATCCTCGAACGGGTCGTAACCTTTTAGCATGGCATCGACTGCAACGCTTATAGGGCCAGTGATATTTACCTTGCCAGCTTCCATCTTGCGAATGGTTGTGCCTCCATTGGCTCCGGATAGGCGAAGTGCATCTGCCATTTCGTTTACGCTATAGCCCATGCGGTGACGGGCAAGCTTTAGCTTTGCAGGTGTCATGTCGCAGCCCTACTCTTTTGCAGTGCGTGAACAACAGTGCTGTGGTCGCGTTTCATAATCCGCCCAATCTCTGTTGTCGAATAGCCCTTATCCCGCAGCATTACAATGCACTTGCTCCTAACTTCTACCAGCGCCCTAAACTTCCTTTTGCCTAAAACGTCCTCAAGCGTGTAATCATACTCTTGCGCGATAGCTGCTATTCGCTCCATGTTTAATTGGCGCGGCGTCATGCCGAGGCTGTCAACAAGCACCACTTCATCTACCTTTTCTTCCGGCATAAAATCATAATCAAACATCTGTTTCTTCCTTAATGAAAATGCCGTCAACCATCCTGCCCTTGCGATGCCTAATTTCGATGTATGCGCCAGCAATGCAGTCCTCAATCCACATATTATTTTGCGCTGCCATGATGGTCAGCACCACAAACATATCTCCGATTGCGTCTGCAAATTCGTCCCTATTATTCTTGGCAATCGCGTTAGCTAGTTCGCCAGCTTCTTCAATCAGTTTAACGAATTGGCTCTTAAGGTCACTGCCTTCAATAAGGTTGCGGTCTGTAGCCCACCCGCGAATTAAATTTGCGTAATCCATTTTATATCTCCTTAGTTTTCTAATAATTCATTAGAGCGCATTTCCTCGTATCGGTAATCCGCTTCGTTATCAGGGCATTCCCATTCTGTTTGCCAGATTAGTTCTTGTAATGTGCCGGAAGCGTCATCATCGCAATCAACAATAGCGGTGAGCAATTCTATTTCCTGCTCATCGCTAATGCCAAAAGAATTAGCCTTAAAGTTTTTAGAGTAACGCGATGCCGACCATTCTTGATATTGGCGGTTACGTTCTGTGGTGTAAGCATTTAGCGCGTCGATAGCGGCTTGAGCTAGGTCTGTAAGGTTCTGGCTCATGCTGCAACTCCCTTATCTGCGCTGATTGTTGGAGCCATTGAAAAGCGGCCCCAAGGCATAATTTGCTCAACGCCATCCCATACCTTGATGCCGTAACGCTTGCCGTCAATGTCGGTAACTGTTTTTTCGGTGCGCTTAGCAATACGAACACTGATAATTGTGTCGTAATCGCAAATGCTGCGAGTTGAGTATGTCGTGTTAGGTTGGAACTTAACCATTATCAGTCTCCTTGTTGGCGGGACTATTCCCTTGCTGATGTCCCCTTATATGAGCGGCTAAATTATATGTAAAGCGTTTTTTTCAATAAAGTGCATTTTTATTTTATATGAAAAAAACGCTTTACATTATATTGCGAAGCTGGTATAAGGTTTTTGTCAGCAGCGCCAAGCTGTTGATGAGGCAATCGTCTCGCTCTTTGACAATTTGGAGATTGAAATGAAATATCTGACAGCAGAATACGTTCGTGCAGCCGCCGCTAAAGACAAGCGGATTGAGTTAGTCGAATGGGATGAATTTGGCAAAGCCCTTGTATGGCTTGAAGAAGGTTACACATGGGATGCTAATGACGGCAATCGTTCTCTAGAAGGCTTCATCATTGCTAAAGAAAACAGTGACGAAGCAGAGCGCGACACAGTAGCCTATTGGAAAAGCCGAGTGGCTAACATCACCCCGATAGCGAAATATCAAATTCATGGGCGCGATGAGATGATGATGGAAGATTACATAAAGCCTGAGCTTTACGACACATATAAAGCGGCCTTTGCTGATGCCCATTCAAACAGAGAATGGGTTGTGAAGGTCTAAAAACAATGGCCCTGCCTTAACTGGTGGGGCCATTTTTATGTCTGCCGTTTTGCGTGCGAGATAGCTTCCAGCGCCCATGCCTCTGGCGCTCCAACGTAGTTACCCTTAGCCCAGTGCTTGCGTATATCGTTCATTGTCACCGCACCAGATTGAAGGCGTATCAGGTCGCACATCAATCTGGTGGCTGCGCTGTGGCTATCCTTGACCAATTTGCAAGCTGCTCCGTAACTCTGCCAATTCTTCAGCTGTGACATATTCCTGTGGCGGCACATAGTCCCGCTTGTGTATCTGCAGCAGGTGGCTTGCCCTTGACCGCCTGCGCCTGCGCTCCGAACCCTCAGCCTGCACCACGCTATCAATCTCGGCTGGCGTTGGCATGAATTTGCAGGTGCGTAGCAACTTGAGAAAGCCGCTGCGTAAATCGACCAAAGGGTAAATCCGAAGGGTCATCCAGTATAGTTCTAGCCGCTCCGCTTCTTCTTCCACGCTGCGCTTTTGGTTCGCAGTGGCAAGCGATAGCTTGGCAATCATCACGTCCACCTGCTCACGCTCTGCCATTGGTGGTCGCGGTGCATCTAAAAACTTCTGCAATGTCTCGGCAGATTTAGGCCCAATCGTCGGAAGGTCGTTGCTCATTAGCAGTTCGTTTAGCTTGGCTGGCAAGGACGGCTCGGACCATTGGGTTAGTTGGCTCTGTTGGCTTGGCACTATTTCCTGCATTTGTAATACCTTTCGGTTCGTATATATCAAGCCAGCCGTTAATTGTCGAACGGTCTAGCAACTCTCCTATGTCATGCCCAGCGGTATGCAGAGCCTCTAATTTATTGATTGCCCTTGCCTTGGCCCTATCGGTCAATGGGCGTTTGCGCTGCTTCCGCATTTCAACCCATCCCTTCCAAGCATCAATAGGCATCCAGAGCGGAAAGCCCTCTATAATTATATCTGGTTTATTATATGTGTTTATATCTGGTATAGGTTTGCCCTTCTGGGCAACTTCATTTGCCTTTTTGGGCAAATGGGCTTGCTCGTTAAGGCAAGTCGGCGAATACCATTTGGTGCGGTCGTAATTAGATTGATTGAAACTGCCACTTACAATGAGGCCAGTAGCTTCTAGCTTGTCTAATGCAGTCCGTATCTGCTTGCTAGTAAGGTAGGGGAATAGGTCGGCAAATGCCGTTATGCTGTTATACGTCCACCAGCGACCATCGTAAAAATGCCTATCGTTGGCAGCATTCTTTTCAGCCCAGTAAAATATGTTCTGGCAAATCACAGCGGCGTTGCAGCCAACCTGTGCAGCAATGTCAGGGTCGAAATGATGGGCGCTCATTGTAAAGCCCCTTGCGTCATAGATTTATAGCGTTTATTACTCATTACAGCGATGCCTCCGGTATGGGCGTTGTTAGAGCGGGTTGAGTGCTTTTCTTGCCTTTCAGCACTCCCCGCTTGCTCTCCTATAAACAGACAAACACATTTGTAAAACTGAATTTTCGCGTGTGATTGACCTCCGCAGAAACTATGCGTATTTTCCGCGGATTGGTTCCTCCTTATCAATGTAACCTTGGGGTGGCTTCGGTCACCCCTTTTTATTTGGTTTCACGCAACTGGTGGTCAGGGAATAGCGCAATAAATACGGCGCGGCGCAGGGGCCAATCACGAACGATAACGCCTTTTACGTCTTCAGTGATTTTTGCGCCATTTTCGATGTATTCAAAATCGGATTTATAGCCAACGCGCCTACCATTAGCGTGCTTAAGCTGCCGACCATTGATAACGAACCAGTATTGCGGATGCACTGTCAATTCGCTTATAGCGCCAGCCTCCTGTAATGCGTGCAGTTCATTGCACCTGATAGCCTCACGTTTGCTATCGTGTGTATGTCCAGCGCTGCAATACGACTTAACGGCGCGATATTTGCCGAAGCGCCTCATGCCTTTAGTTTTTGCTCTACTAAGCGGCTAAGTGCATCATTGGCCAAAAGCCATGCGCCGAGTGTGGGTTCGTTACGCTTGCTTTTCCAGTTAGACAGCGTGACGCGAGTTATCCCAGCCTCATTTGCAATTTGGTAGGCCCGAATTTTATGCGACTTTGCTAGGCTATAAAAGTCCGCAATAGCTTGCTCTACATTTGTCATCTTAAACTTTCTTTTCGTTGACGATAAAAAACGCTTTTAATCTTATGTGAATTGATTACAAGGGCTTTGGCAAATAAAAGGAGAAACCAAAATGCCAGTGCATAAAAAACTTAATGAGGCGCGGATTGCTTTCCACGCATTGCCCTTAAAAAAGTCGGGCCACAATACGTTCGCAGGTTACAAATACTTCGAGCTTTCTGACTTCGTAATTCCAGCCCTTCGCATTTTCAATGATGTCGGATTGTGCGCGGTTATCAGTTTTTCTGAAACTACGGCATCTATGCACATTGTCGATGTCGAGGATGGTTCGCAGGTTATCATTCATAGCCCAATGGGTTCGGCCAATCTTAAAGGTTGCCATGAGATACAAAACATCGGCGCTTGCGAGACATATA